TAAGGAGCTTCTGGCTTCGGATGTAAGTCTGCTTCGGGATCATGCCGCCTCCATCGCAGTCACAAGGTCTGTATATCCACTCCATTGATCTGCCATTGCATGAGCGATGCCCATGAAGGTGCGGCTTCTGATGGTTGCGTCTTTATTGTCTGCGTACCACTTTGGCAATCGCTTGCCGCTTGGGGACACATAGAACTCCCCCTTGTCCACGATCTTGGTCGGCACCAAGTGCGGCAGACCTTTGAGCCACAGGCAAGTTGACTTTTGCGCCTCATCTCCAAACATCCACGGCTGGATCACTTGGTCAGGCTCTCGCCATAGTTGAGACATGATTCCAATCGGGTTCTCAATCGCAATGCGAGGGATATCCACATGAGCCACCCGCAAAAAGAAATCGATGCCCTCCTGCTGCCTGCCATCTGCTCGTTTCTTCTCAAAGTGACGCGCACCACTGACAGCCAGGTGGGTGCATGGCGGGAAGGCGATCATCAAGTCCCACCCCCCCCCGATCACTTCAAACATATCGCCCGTGAAGTGATACGGCGATCCGTCTTCGGCGGGCTTCATGTCACACGACCAGGCATCGTGCCCAAGAGCGCGGAACGCCTCACGAACACGCCCCGAACATTCACAAGCAACCAATACTTTCATGCCGCCCTCATCTGCATTCTGGCTGACGCTTCTTCAGTCCGATATACCTCAACCCTGAGCCTGGCGGCTTCCAGCTTCCACTTCAGTTCTTCTTCGATCTCAATCGCTGCCTGCAATCCCTTCAGAAGCTCCTGATACTCAGGATGTGCATAAGCCTCACGCTCTTGAGCACTCACAGCCTCATATTTCTGCAGCGCCGCTTTCATCAGCAGAGCTTTCTTGGTCTTTCTGAATTCCTCAAGATAGACCCGTTCTGCCTTTGCCTTTGCATACTCAGGAGCATTCTGGAAGATGAAATCAATCGCTTCGTGGCTCATTTAGTCCCCGCAAAAGCATGGAATGCCTTCTTCCTTTGGATCAAACATATCGGCTTGCTGTTCGGCAAACTTCGCCATCTGAGCGTAGCTCGGGCGGTCAGTACGGAATTTGGCTCCAGAGGGCGCAGAGGCCAAGGCCAAGGCCTCCATGCGAATCCACCATGTCGCTCGCTCGGGCTTTTCTGCGATGAGCGACTGAATCTGTGAGGCACCCTTCAGGTAGCACAGATCGCAGTTGCCGTGCATCGTCACCCCCCCCATGTTGGGCAACTCAAGGTCAAATGGCTGATTACGCCAGAACTCACCTACCATTTCTTTCGTGATGCCTACAGTAGCGAGGGGCGCAATCTTTTCTTCGTGCTTGCCGTAGTCCTGATTGCCGATCTTGGCAACCCGGCGCGGCTCGTCGGCGCGGATTCCAAGCATCGAATCCCACTCAGTCCACCCAATGCTCTTGAGGTAGCGGTGGATGGCGCGAACTTTCATTTCAACCGTGCAGAACCGGCTGACGGGATTAGGCAGATAGTTGCGCTTGCGGATGATGGCCTCGAAAGGCTCACCGTCCCGACTAGCAGTCTCAAAGGTCACCACTTTGAAGCGATCCTTCGTTTCCTCTGCCTCTTGATACTCGACCCAAGTGATCGGCACACCCCACTCCTTGCTGCACCGATCCACAAAACGAAGCGTGGCCTCATCCTCTTTGCCGGTATTCGCAAATATCACCTTGGCCTCATCCGGCAAGCCACCGTTAGCCTGCAACACCCGGTGCAGCATATAGGCAGATGTGCGGCCACCGCTGAAGCTGATACAGGTCGGGCCGTCGATGATGAATGGATTTCTCATTCTTCCCTCACAAATATCCCATCTGGACGCAAATATCCTTTCCGATCCTTGATCTCATTCCATGCGTGTTCCAACGCGGTCACAAGATTTATCCCAGCCAGATCAGCAGCAATAATCAGAGTAACCAAAACATCCCCGAACGCATCTATTTGTTCTTCTTTCTTTCCCTTGACTGTCGCAGATATTAGCTCACCCAATTCTTCCACAGTCTTGAGTAACTGGCGCTCTGTCGTTGAATTGGGAATAATCCCGCGAGCCTCGGCCCATCTAATAATTTCAATTTCAAGTTGTGAGTAGCTCATATTTCTTCCATGATGCAAATATCTACCCCGGTGTGTGTGGAATAGACTTTCTTTGAATGAATGGTGACCACTTGAGAGTCATCCTTGTAGACGATGCCGTTCATGGCATCAAGGATGGCTTTGTTCATGTTGTCGAGGTCTGGCTTCTTTGTTGGCCTCACCAAGCCACCTAGAAGGCTCGCCACGCGCTTTTTGGGGGTGGACTTGGGGATGGGTAGCCTGAAGTACATTGAGACGCTAATTGGGCCTTCCATCGGAAGTGTCTCTCCCATCGCTGTCCTAGCCGCTTGTGAGATAAGGGATTCGTAGTCTCGCGTCTTTTGATCGGTGTAGGTCTTTACAAATCCACCGACCTTGGAGAAGCGGGGTCTACCCTTTCCCTTTGGTTCGCCTTCGACAGAAAACACCAGAGTGATCATTTGATCTTGTTCATTTCTGCTCGGAGTTCATCAGCGGCCTGTTTTCCTCTTCGTTTCTCAATGTCTCGAATTGTGGACTGCCACCATTCTGATGCAGCATGAAGTCCTGATTCGTCTTTCATCTGTCGGAATCGTCGCACCCACTCCGCGGCCTCCGTCTGGAGTCTCCAAATCTCCTGTGAGGAAGAGTGCGTATGTGATGAGTTCTGTTGGGTGGTTGATTCCATCTTTGACCTCGTTCAGCAGTTTGTGGGCTTCAAAGTAGTTCACTCAATTCTCTCAAATAGCCAACTCATTCATTGATTCCTTGCAGTTTTATTCCCAATTACTTCTTCATAAGCCTTGCGTTGATGGTTCGTTATCTTGTCTCCAGCCTCATCCCTGTCGCGCAAAGCATAGGCCCATGCCTTTGGATCTGCAGAACCAACATCAGCAAATTTTCTCAGGATCGAATACTTTTCTTCCTTTGTGAAAAATCTTGTGGGCCGATCTTCTGGTCTTGGCTTTGGGGCACTCCCCCATTGGTGGAATGAGCAGAGCTTCTTTCCGATATCAACGCTCCACGGCAGCTTACAGCCAGGATGGGAGCAGTCCAAAGAGATGAAAACCTCTTCTTGAGCATCAGCTTTCTTGAAGGTCATTTTTGATACTTTCCATCGATGATCTTGGCAAAGTTCGTGGCATTGAGAATCCACGGCAGATCAGGCCTCCAGACTCTTCCATCACTTTCGAAGCCTGAAGCGAGCTTAGTGTCATTTGCGATGTATGTGAAGAAGGAATCCCACCACTTCACACCCTCGTCCTGCGTGGTGTACCCCCCTGACCAGGCCGATGGCTTTGAAGCCTGATTCCACCGGCTCCTGAGCGCAGCCTGTCTCGACCCTTCCCATGTCCGAGGCTGAGACAGATGCGGAAGTCTTGTCTTCCAAAGCTCTAAAACCTTCTGATGCGGACAGGGCGGGAACCCCGTTCCCGACAAAGAAGCGTTAGCTTCTTTATCTAATGGGTCTTGGGTTATGGGTAATGGGTTATGGGTAGCATTGCCTTCGGATTGCGCTGGCAATGCGTTCGCATCTAAGTCCTTGTTCCATCTAGCCTTGGCGCTGTCCCTGGCCTTCTCTGACTTGCGGTTGACAGCATCAATCTCGCGCTGAACTCGCTCAGAGATCCACCCTGCATCCGTCAGAGTGAAGAACTCTCTCAATACGGTTGCAATGCATTCGCTGTGCGTTCGCATACAGATCAGCCGAGCGACTTCGGTCTCATCTGCTGGAAGTGGGCGTTCGTGGAGATAACACCAATCAAGCATCCGGCGATACGCCAGATCCTCGTACAGATCGAGATGATCCGTATGGGACTTGTAGTCCTTGATGTTGAACTGATAGTAGTGCATCAGCAGTCCTTGGGTGGACAGCCTCAGGGTGAGAATTCCGAGGCGGGCCAACCCATTGCGGGTCTGTTCGGGCCTGAAGCCGTCCGCCCAAAGACGCTGACTCACAGACCCACCTTATGCGCTTCTCACGGCGCTGATTCGCATCTTAGGCTAACTGTTGGTGTCTTTGCAAGCGAACCACTCAGGACGCATTTCCTTGAGCTGCAGCACCCGCAACTCAGGAACCTTCTTCCATTGGTAGATCGCAGGCGGCTTGATGTTCAGCAGCTTCGCCAGAGCAGTCACGCCACCGGCCTTCTCGATCAGATCCTTCTTGTCCATGTCTTTCCTAGGTGTGGCCAGCCTCATGAGCAGAGTGGCTCCTGCTGATAATTCGAAAACACCAGAAGCACGGCGCTAACCCGCTTCTGGCCCCGCATGGAGTGTAAGGCAGGTTTAGTAAGTGCTCTTTAGGGTTTGTACTAGTGTCAGCCCCGATAAGATCGCTTACAGTACACCCATGCCGCTATGTCGCGGTCTCTGGAGCAAATCATGCGACCCTGCAATCAGTGCCAGTGGCACATCAGGCACGAACCCAATGCCGAACTAGCGAAATGCGGACACCCTGACACCCAGGTGTTGTCCCTCGTAACAGGCAATACGCTGCCCCAATACTGCGTCACGATGCGCCTCGTCCATGAGAAGTGCGGACATGACGGCAGGCTCTGGGCTTATGACGATGCCTTCCCACCCTCCGAGGAGTACAGCGATGAAATCTAAGCTCGCTGACATTCTTTTCGCCATCTTCCTCGGCCTGGCCGGGGCAACCATCCTGTTCTACTCGCTATGAGCAATAACCAATATACATCGCCGCCATTACTAGACAAATTCTTGCTTTACACAAACAAATTAAGCAGCGGCTGTATCGTCTGGTCGAGGGGAAAGACATCTGACGGATATGGGGTTGTTAACTTTCAAGGAAGGTCGCTATTAGCGCATAGAGTCGCATTCAAACTGTTTAAGAAACAAGATCCAGGCGACAAGCTGGTTTGTCATTCATGCGACAACCCCCCATGCGTAAATCCTGATCATTTATTTCTTGGAACTCAGGCCGACAATATGTCAGACATGAAAGCAAAAAATCGCAGAAAGGGCATTAACAAAGAGCAAGGTAATGGCCGTGCAAAACTTTCATTAGTCGCTGCAGAAAGCATACGAAGTAAATACAAAAACGGTGCGCTGCTAAAAAATTTGGCACAAGAGCACTCAGTGTCAACATCGACAATCTCAAGAGTTATTCGTGGAGAGAACTGGAAATGACTGAAAATCATTTTGTAAAACTTGCATCGGTAAATGTCAGCAAGCACATAGAAAAAAAACAAAATCTTAGCTATTTGTCCTGGCCGTTTGCTGTTGACCAACTAATGCGCCATGATCAGATGGCAAACTGGGAATTTCATGCGCCAGAACTGTATGGGGAGACCATGATGGTCTCTTGCACAGTCACTGCATTTGGCAAGCCAATCAAAATGCATTTGCCAGTAATGGATCACCGCAATCAAGCTGTAAAGAATCCAGACGCTTTTGTTGTCAATAAGAACATGATGCGATGCTTGGTAAAGGCCATAGCCTGTCATGGTCTTGGCCTGCACATTTATGCAGGAGAAGATTTGCCGCTTGATGACGATGGAAACCACGCTGTAAAAGGCACAAACAGCGAGGATCAGGCTTTTGAAGCGAAGTACCTAGACCAACTCCGCGCAGCCTCTCTAGAGGGAATGTCGGCCCTGGAATCGGCCTTCAAAGCGATCCCCGCATCAGCAGCGAAGTCCCGATTCTGGGCTAAGCATCAACAGTCACTCAAAGGAGCGGCGAAATGAAAAACAATGAAGACGGAGCACAGGTCTACATCGATCCCATGAACATCAGGATTGGTCGTGGGCGAATCTTGTGGGGAACTGCAACCGAAACAGGTCGTGGTGAGAAAGTCCCCGCAGGATGGGTTCTGCCAGGCGGCTTCCGCACCCGTGATGAAGATGAAGCCCGAGCCTGGGCCAAGTGGATCAACGAGGTGAGCAAGTGACACAAGATCAACTTCAAGAATACTGGGATGCTTGCCTCATACGACATTGGAGGCGGTTTGGAACAATCTTGGATGCGGTTCAGCAATGGGAGCGGTTGACAAATCTTGTATGGTCAGATACAGAACTGTTGCGTAAGCCTACACATTTCCCGCTTGCGATTGGTGTTCGTGTTTTTGTCGCCGCATTCCTACCAAAGATTAGCGATTGGCTCTTGAAGTATCCAAAAGAAAAAGACATTGATTTGCTAAAAAAACTCAAAGGAAGCAAATATACAACCGCTAAAAACCAAACAAATTCGCAAACAAAAAGAGACCTAAATCGACTATCACGATCAACAAAAAAGGAAATGTCTATTTCTAACTTGGATAAACATAAGTGGTTGGAAAGAAATCGAAATACGGACTGGAAGATCACCAAATGATTGAACAGCGGACAAATGAATGGCACCAGCAGCGCCTGGGCCGTGTTACGGCTTCCTCTGTGTATAAGGTCATGGCGAAAACCAAGACCGGCTACTCAGCGGATCGGGAGAACTACCAAGCTCAATTGGTTGTGGAGAGGATGACGGGCCAGCCTGCCAAGTCTTACTCCAACGCAGCGATGGAATGGGGTGTTGAGCAGGAAGCAAACGCCAGGGCCGCATACGAAGCCCAGACGGGCAATCTGGTGGAGGAGGTGGGGTTCATTCCCCATCCCTCAATTGAGATGTGCGGAGCCTCTCCTGATGGGATCGTGGGTGAGGGATTGATCGAGATCAAGTGCCCAGAGACTGCAACGATGATCGATCTTCAGCTCAGCAAAAAGATTCCCGACAAATACATGAAGCAGATGCAGCTTCAGATGCGTTGCACAGACAAGAAATGGTGCGACTTCGTGGTCTATGACCCGAGGATGCCCGAGAGACTTCAGCTTCTGATCATTCGCGTTGAGCGCGATGACAAGCTGATTGGGGAGATGGAAGCCGAGATCATCAAGTTCCTGGCTGAAGTCGATGAGAAAGTGAAGAAACTGGAAGCACTATGAGCAAAGTCATGTATGAGGTCACCGCGATCATCGGAACCTACACCAACAAAGACCGCCAGGAAAAGAAGCGGTATCTCAAGATCGGATCAGTCATCGAAACGAAGAACGGCCCGATGCTCAAGCTGGACTGCTCACCCTTCAAAGAGGGTGGATGGGACGGCTGGGCCTACCTGAACCAACCCCGAGACAAAGATGATCGGCATGAGGGTAACTCCTCAGATGTTCCCTTCTAAGGATGCTTATCATCCGTCTGTAGACAAATGGAGCAAATGATGCACGGAGCATATAGAGCAAATGACCCAGAGACCTCGAAAGAGGCAGCGCAGTTCGATGTGACTCGCTTGGAGGGTGAGGTTTACGCAATCCTCAAGACTCGTCCCTCAACGACTGAGGAGATCGCCGCCATCATGGGGCGTCCTCTTCAGTCCATCACGCCACGGATCGCGCCCCTTCGCCGGAAGGGATACATCTTCGACACAGGTGTTCGTAGGCCTGGCCTCGCG